ATGAGACTAATAAAACTAAAAATCAAAAACTTCCGAGGTATTGGTGAAGGAGTCAACGGTGGAGGAGTTGAGGTAGAGTTTGATAATAACAACATAATCTTCGTCTGTGGCGAAAATAACGCAGGAAAATCAACGATTCTAGAAGCTTATGACATGCTCGTTACAGCATCTAGGCAAGCAAAGTTGACTGACTTTCATGGTAAAGACAATACAAAAGCGATTGTTATTGAAGCATGGATACAAGCGGAAAATAAAGACGATATAGAACATAAGGCTTTAGCAAAGCTATGGGATGACAAAGACATAGCCAAAGTTCGAAAGACATGGGTGTCGGAAGATACCAAAGGAGTAAAAGAAACCAGAGATCCAGTGAAAGGTTGGGGGAAAGGTGGTGCAGGAGGCATAGATACTCTTCTACAAAATGCTTGCCCAACACCGGTTTGGATTAGAGGTAGCACTTCTCCAGAGGAGATTTTAGCGTTACTCCAAAGTTTAGTTCAAGAAACAATTTTAAAAGCATTATCAAGCGAGCCTGTCTATTTAAAAGCGATAGAAGCAGTCGGTGCGCTAGAAAAAGAAATTACGAGCAGTAAATATTCGCTGCAAATTCAAAAAAACCTCAACTTAGCGTTAGCTGAAGTATTCCCATCGCTAAAGTTTTTACTAGAAAGTGAAAGCAACGCTAATATTGCCGAGCTGTTTAAAAAAAGCACCGTAGTTAGCATCGAACAAGATGGAAAACCATCAATGGACTTTATGACTCATGGACACGGAGTTAGAAGGCAATTCATCGTAAGTGCCTTCAGGGGACTTGCTAGACAGCTTGAAGAAATAAAGAAAGGAGCGAAACAGCGAAAAGCCGAAAATTTTGAATTTGACGCTACAACAGTTCAAAGCAAGTCTAGAATTCTTTTAATTGAAGAACCTGAATTATATCTACACCCAGAGGCAATAAGGTGCATCCGAGACCTAATCTACGCACTAGGTAATGACTCAGAATTTCAGATTCTAGCGGCAACACATGCACCGATTATGGTGGACTTATCAAAACCTCATACAACATTGGTCAGAGCATCAACGAACGAGAATAAAGTCGTTACTTTACATCAGGTATCGCATGACTTGTTCGATAGCAATGAGAGAGATTGTATGAAGATGCTGAACTACTTTAACCCGCACGTATGTGAAGCATTTTTTAATGATAAAGTCGTCCTAGTTGAAGGGGATACAGAAGCTGTGGCAATAAGAGCCTTGATAGCTAGAATGGTTTCTGAAGGTTTAGCTAATGAGTCAATTCACGTCGTGAACTGTGGAACAAAAAACAACATCCCATTTTTCCAGAAGGTACTTACGCATTTTAAAATACCTCACTGGATCCTACATGACGTAGATGACAAATTAGACAAAAATGGGGACAAAAATAGTGCATGGACTTTGAATGAAACGATTTGGTCAGCCGTAACGCACTCTCAACAAAATCAGGTGAAGGTAACGCGATTCACTTTCGAATCAGAGTTTGAGTCAGCTAACGGTTATAAATACAAGAGTAGTCTTGGCAAGCCATATAGTGCTTTTTTAGAGAGCCAAGATTGGAAGTTAGATGATTCGAACAAGAAAGCCATAAAGTATCTTAGATACATCCTAAATATCGATGATGCATCTAAAGAGCCGGAACATAACCAAGATTATTTAGGAAACTCTATACGCAGCAAGGTAGTCACTTTAGCTTACTTGGTTTCCACTCGGCGGCTTTCATTCGACGGCCGCCTTTAAACGGTAAGACGTTTTCTTTAGCGGGATAGACCTTGGGTTGGTCTATGCGCCCAAATTTCTCAACAAGCTGACGATGTTCGTCACGCCAGAACACAAAACTTTCCAATTCTTTCGGGCTGAACTCACCACCAGAAGGCGTAATGATGATAGCGCGTTTCTCACAAACACGAAAACCAGACCAGCGTAAATCATTAGGCAAGTAACCAAGCGACTTAATCAACATGAGTTTTTCTGCCATTGGATTGATTGGAACAGTGCCATCAAGCCAACGGGTAATCGTCGGTTTGGACACATGAAAATATTCAGCGCCTTGCTTGATGGATTTAAACTCACGCCAAAAGAGTGTGCGGAATGACTCGTGAAACATGACAACGCTCGCATATTGGATAACTGACTAAATTAATTTTCTTGTTGTTTTTGCCGATACAGAACGCTTCATAATGTGGCGGTCGGGGATTTCGGCTTTTTTCGTAGATTGCACAAAACAATCGTCAGAGATAGTACAAGTAACTTGAGTTATGGAAACTCACAAAATTAAAAATTACAGCTTTGTTATCAGACACTTATGAAACGCTTAATCAAATAGTTAGCCTTTGTTAACAAAACCCAATTCGGTGCGCATTATGGGTACTTATGTTTAATGCAGTTGCATATCACTTATTTATAAAATGTCCCGCTTTTGAGGGACAATTCAATGAAGTATCACGAAATGACAAAAAACTATATTTTTCGTGAGTTTGAATGTGGTTTAACCATTGAAGAAGCAGCTGAACTTTGTTTAAAAAGTGTGAGGACTATCAAGTTGTGGGATAAGGGAAAAGCCATTCCACCGGAGTGCCGAAGGCTAATGCGTATGAACAAGGGTAGGGAATTGAGCATCTGCGATGATTGGGAAAACTTCGTAATGAGGCATGACCGCTTGGAGCTTCCGACTGGGCAACTGGTTACAGCTCAACAAGTTTTGATTGGAGTAGCGTTGCTTGAGCTCGGTGCTTCAAATGATATTGCGGTGGCCCACCAAATACTAAAATACGCAAGAGTGTTAAAGAAAATTGTGTAATAAAACGGCTCCTAGTTGGAGCCTTTTCTAATTTTCGTCAACTAAATCGACAAGCAGTTCACATACATCTTTTGATTTCATTATAGTTTTGTTGATCCTAAAAACTCCTAAGTGACCTTCCCAACTGTTAAAAGATATGTACGTACCTAAACGAGGCAATGAGTTGCATTCTAGTTCTGCTAATAAAGAACTAGAGTCATACGTTAACCCACCATTATCTAACAAAAATCTAATTCTCATAATCAATCTATCAATGCTGGTTGGACTACAACGTTTATATCCGTAGTTTTATAAACATTTGGACTGATCTCATCAACCCTTCTTATTAATTTCGTTACTTTGTAAAGGTAGGAGCCGACAGGCAATATTATATAGTCCTCCAAAGAAGGTATATCAACGCTTTCAATATCCACCATAACCAACAAGGGGGTTTCCAGTATGATATCCCAGTCATTAGTCAATTCATCGGTGTTTGCTTGGTAATAGTTTAGGTTCATTGAGCCTCCACATTTGGCATGTTTTTCCTCAAATTTTATTATAGTAGATATATTGAAATATCTTCGATAAGGTCATGAGTTTGTGGAATTTACCCCCGTAATACAGATACGGGGGTTTGGCCTTTACCTCCCGCGCTCGCTGCTTAGTCTGCGCGACTCTCGCGGTCGGAACAGGCCAATGACGTTAAACAACTTCTAATGATTCAGGCCAGATGAAGTAGGGACCGAAACGTTTACTGTATTTGAACTCACCACCGGAAGATTTACCCGCATCCGTTAAGGAATGCTTGCCGTCATCAAACGATAGATAGCCTTTGGTTACACATAGCTTAAGGAAGTCATCGGTTTTAAGCTTGTGCTTCTTAGCCAATTTGGAGGAAGTGATCTTGCTTTGGTCTTGTTCAGGATCTGATTCTTCGCTGCTCTCAGTCTCAACAGCGGCAGCTTGAACTTTCTCGAGTGAGATTCGAACCTCATCACTAATGCGAATAATACGTTGAGCTTCTTCGTATGAGTCTTTGTAAATCTCTGCATCTTCGTCACGGTCAATGAAGATACCCATTTCATTGTTGTTTACCTGACTAAACTCATACAGGTTTAAGCTCGTTATGATACATGAGCTTTCATTCATGTAGCACTTGGCGTGGAGGTTCTTACAGAAACTTGTACGCACGAAAGATAAGCCCCTGAGCCAATTGATTTCATCAGGTTGAAGCTCGCTTTTGCCATAGACGATTCTAATATCAATCTTTAAACGATCTTTGTCTTCTAGCAGTTCTTTGATGCGGTCGTTTAGCTTTAGAAAAGGGCTGATTAAAATCAGTCTCTCTGAAGCATTTTTAATGAGTTCTTCGAGGTAGTAGTTTGTAGCACTTGTATTTAAAAACTTAGCCATTTCATATCCTTGACATATAAAACCTAGCGCACAAGAAACTACGGCTAATTGGAATGGAGATCAAGGATTACAAATAAGAAACGAAGCCTAACGCAAAGTTCGATGGGTTGCAGTAGCAAAACGCACCTCTCTCGTTGTTAGGCTCTGGAAGGTTGGCTTGGCAGGAAGTGGGGAGTGGTCAGCAATTTAGGAAGGGAAGGCTAACCGCGCCGATTAACTATTCATGCAAAATTTGGGTTCCGTGGGCGGCTTGGTGCTTCGCTTGCACTTCGTGCTTTGCTTATCCCTGCGGGGCAGCGTCACCAGTGACAGGTGTTATTTAGTGCATTGATACCATGCGACCCGTGTTTATATTCTTAAGTACGCCAATTGTTAGGCTTTCATCTTCACACATGGCTGATGCAGCTTGTTTTACATCGGACTCTTTATCAGCAGGCACCCAAATCGTTATCTTCTTAAAACCGTTTTGCTTCATGCGTTGTTCGTACCTTTTGTTTCGATTCATACGTTAGCCCTCATTTAAGTTGAAAATATCAACACCACTTTGAACACCCGTTAGCTGTATTTCTTTGTCCGGTTCGTTCGCGTCGTAGTTAACGCTTGGTGGACAAGTTAGCAGTGCGTTGATGGTGTCGGATTTCACCATCACTAAGCATTCATCAATTAACTCAAACTCATATCCAAACTTCGCTAACGTCTGTGAACGCAAGTAATAGGTATCTCTACCTCTATCGATGCGAAACAGATAATCATGCGCGTTAGCTACTGTGTTTATACCCGTGAGATAGAAAGACTTCGCATCGTTGTACATTGGAAGTGCTTCAAAGAATGGATTTACACCATGAGGAACAGTCGTATGACTAGCTTGAGTATGAGCATTGCTAGTATCCAACCCAGAAGCGTTCGGCCGAGCCAAACCAGTATCGGCTTGAGGTATTGATAGAGTAGGCGAAGTAGGTAAAGAGGACGCTGAAGCAGTTTCAACTTGCGCAGGAACTGTTTGAGCCGAATCCACATCACTATTAGATAATACATACAAATCCCAGAAAAATTTTAGAATGGCCAATACACCAATGAGCATGGCCAGAAGGAACTTTGGCGACTTTAAGATTGAGATATCTGACTTAGTTTCATTGAATCCGCCCGTACCTGTAGATTGATACAGTGCGAACACATCCACCGGAATCTTCTTACTGCTGCAACTGGCGTAGTCTGCTTTGGTCGTCGGGTCGGTCTTAGTTGCTTTAGGACGATGGTTATAGATACGCGGTTTACGCTTACGAAAGAAGGTATCCGTAGAACGATGTGAGTAGGCTTCACCCGCACAACCTTTTAGCCATGTTGGGATAGCACTGTAATCCGGTGTTAGCATGATCACATCCCATTGGTATTTACGGTGACGCATGAAAGCACCGTAGAAATCGAACGGGTAGAGTAGACGGTTTGTTCTCGTCCAGCTGTGTACGCTCACAATCGTCTAAGTCACTCTCATCGAGCGAATCAGGGTCAATGGGTAACCAACGAGAATGGAACAACTCACCAAAGCCCTTTGGTAAGATGTCTTCGAACTCTGAGAAAGGACGAGCTAAGAACTTCTCACGTTTAAAACCTGCTTCTGGACAGTACAAGTCCTGGCACTCATCGATAACAACCAATGCACCCGTTGGCATCCAGTTAAACCAGTTCTGCCAAAGGTGAACACCTTCACTTGATCGTGTGAAGATCCTTATAAGCTTGGCACTGGCCGGAAAGGTTTCTCCAAGTATTTTCTCAATAGATTCTTTTGGACGCAGACCTTCTATGTTGGTGACCACCAAGCGGCCTTCACGTAGAGCAGGGAGGATTTCAAACCAAGTCGCATAAGCAGACTTGTAAGAACCATTAGAGCCGTGACGAAAGATAACAGCCATAATCACCACCCCATAATTCGAAGAACAAAGGCGGTAGCTAATCCATCGATAACGATTCGAATGGCATCGACAACACCGAGTTGATAGGCCGCGTGTCTAAGGTCTGGCGCTAGGTTGTTAAACGCCGCGTTAAGAACCGTATAAACTTCGTAATCCGTCAGTATCATTGAAGCTATTTCGTAGGCCATCTCAACCATAGAGATTTTGATGGAGAGATAAAGTTTGATACCCCAGTACCAAGCATAGGTAAAGATTTCCATTACTAAGTCGGGAATAGACCTAAAGAAGTCAGAGATAGAGCCGAACACATTTGCTATGTATTGAAAGGCTTCGAAAATGAAATCCATATTAGCTTCCTTTGCGTCCCGACGATAAGATGATAAAAGCAGCCATCAACATAGCGGCAAAGATGATTACGTTGCGAATGGTGCTTGTGTTCGTGCCGAGTGTGTTGAATAGGTTAAAGCGCACATCCACATTCCAAGATGCGCGTGAAAGAGTGAAGGTTTCACCTGAATAACTGCCATCGTTGAAGCTCATTGTGCCGAGATTAATAGGGGATGTTGATTGCATGTCCTTGAGAGTTGCTCTGAGTTTGTCGATGTCATCAATAAGACCTTCAACCGCCTCACCAATAACTGTACCGTGTGACCAACCATCGCTAGTTGGTGGCGCATGGAATAGGCCACCGTCATTCAATCCGTTAATCGCATCTTGAATACCTTCTAAGGATTGACCTAGTTGATCCCCTAGTTGTTCAGTGGAGCCTTGAAGTTCTCCAAGCTTGCTAACAACATCAGAATTATCCCCGCCAGTAGAGTCTGAACCTGAGCCGCCAGCATTCTCAATGGCTTCTTCAATTTGATTAAGCGAACCTTCTAGTGAAGTAGTTTGGGTTTCAATAGCCGTCTTAACAGCGTCAACTGATTCCTTATTTGCCTGAATGGCTTTCTTTGTGTTGGTCACTTCTTTCTTAATGTTATTAGTGTTGGCTTTGATGCTCCTTGTATCGCTACGAATGCCATCACGAAAGATACGAGTATTTTGAGAGCCACTCGCCATACGTTGCTCAATGTTCTCTAAGATTGGAGTGACTTGGTATTTGATTGCTCCAGTATTGTCCGCAACCGAATCAACTTGCTTGCGCATAGCATCTAAGAACCAGTAAGTACCGGATGTGTGCTTCTCGATTTCAGCGGCACTCGCAATTAACGGCGAAAGGTCAACATTGCCACCCGTTCCACCCGTTGTTTTTCGGTCTATAGAGTTCATTGTTTGGAGCAAGTCTGCGAGCGTGGAATTGGCGTCTTGGAACGCGAAAGTGATCCCACGAACACTAGTCTTGAGCTCGTTTCGATAGTTATTGGTATTGACTTGCTCTGTGTTCAAATGAGAGGAGATATCGGTCAACCTGTCAGTTATGGAAGCATTCAGTTGAATAATTTCATTGGTATTCCGATCCAAAAGGTTGTTAGAGATAACCTGTTTTTCTTGGATAGAGCGTAAGTGATTTATTGGATGATTACTATCTGGATAAGCAGAGCCAGAGTTACCACCATTACCACCGCCACCATGATCGAGGTCATCACCGTTATCAGTAGTACCATCGGAACCGTCACCAGTATCGGTTCCAGTATCACCACCAGAATCATTACCTGAGCCATCGTTAGAGTTACCATCGTCGGGTTCGGTCCAAGGAGAATCTCCGGTGTACTCACCAACATTAGAACAAGTTGCACCTGTATACTTAAAGTCACCTTGCCAGAAAACTGAACCATCAACTTGAATGGTTATCGCTGTACGACGAAGTTCACAGCCTGATGAGCCAGAGCCACGACAATAACCAGTAGGCGCATCACCCCAAACCGTAGCATCCCAACGCATAGCACGAGGGCTAGAGTCGAGCGCTAAGATTTCGCAAGTGGTTCGGCATTGGCCTTGATACATTTGCTCACCGTCAGGACACTCATCAGCAAAGGCCAGCGGTGAAAGAAGTAATAAGAAGGGAGCTATAAAACGCATGAAATCACCTTATTACTGAGAAGAAAAAAGGGAGCTTTAAGCTCCCCTTAACCAGATATAACGCCTGTATAGACCCCGTATAAAAAGGACAGAGATATTAACGAGGCCAAAGCGATAGAGAGGATCATTATTTACGTAGCCACGCAACAACCATCCCCAAACCGAAGCCAAGAGCCGCGATACCGATAACACCAGAAGTGGTCAAAGACACCATCTGTTTACCACCATCGATAGCGCCGTTAATAGCTTCAACGTTAGCGTTACCTTCAGCAAAAGCCGGAACAGAAAGCGACATTGCTACACCCGCTTGTGTGTATTTGTTAGTGAAAAAGCTCTGTACTTGATTCATGTATTTCATGCTGTTTTTCCTATTATTTTCCAAAGTATTTAAGTACGCGGCCTAAGACATGGCCGCCGATGAAAGTGACAAGGGACTGGCCTAAAACGTATTCGTACAGTTCCTTGTCAAATTCGAGTAATGACCAATCAAATTGACCATCAACTAACTGCGTAACTTGTTCTTTTGACATCAAAATGAGCTCACAACTGCCATTAGTTGCTTGCTGCAAAACACCATCAATAACCGTTACGCAAATAGACATAGAATTTCTTAGTTAGCCTTCATTGAAGCTTCGAAGTGCTTCTTAATCTCTGCGTCGACAGGAATAAGCGCTGTCACGATGGCACCCGCCAATGGATCTTCTGGGTTGATTTCAAGTTGCAATTGGTACTCACGACGAGGAACCAAAGCACCGGTGCGCTCAAGGAGCAGGGCGTATTCATGATCAATCATCAAAGGTTGATCCCATTGCGGGTTTACGTCACCAGATTCGCCGATGGTGCGACGCTTGAATTTCTCCGAGTTAATTTCACGTAGTGGACGCGAGATGTTTAGTTGAGCACTGTCACCACGTGCCGAGTTCCAAGTGATGTCCATGCCTAGGACAAAAACAGATTTAGACATTTGTTAGGTCTCCAATATGTGTGTCACCAACTTGCCGTAGGTATCGGGGAAGGTGAATTTGGTTCCATCACGGACGAGCGAGCCGACAACGGTTTCAATGTCGCCCTCATGGAATTCGATTAAAGAGTTCAGGATTTTCCCGTACTGGCGACGCATCCAGTGAGCCGAAGCCAACAGGTCTAGCGCCGCACGTTTAGTCGGGACAGGTTTTGTATTGAATTGTTTTGCAGTAGAAATCGACGCTGCGAAGTCGTTGATGGCCGCGAATGCGCCAGCAGGATTCAACAGCACATCGATGTTCCATTTTTTAAGTTCAACTTCTGAGCGGTACCAAACAAGACCCGTGTTCGCGAGTTTCTGCTCAAGAGCCTTGTTGTAGATACGCCAGTAAATGCGGGAAGTACGAGAGCCAATCGAGTATTGCTCTTTGGTGTAATCAGGACGGCCATCTCGAAAGCCCGCAATCGTATGGTCAACATGCAGAACCGGATTACGACCACGTTCAGCAGTTCGAAATGCGTTGTCGTTCCAAGCTTTACGCGCGTATTCACAATCAAAGATACCGTCGTAATCATCGTAAGCGAGATCGACACGCGCGAGTGTTTGAACACCAAGAACGTTTGTCAGCCAATCATGCAGCGACCAAGGCGCGCGACGAGCAAACACATGCTTACAACCAGTGCCATTAATTTGGAAATGCACCGTGTCATTGTTGCCACCAATACCCACGAAACCACAGAAGTCTTCACCATCTGGTGAGGTCAACTTCATAGACTCAGAATAGAACTGAAAGCCAAGGCCACGAGGTGCAGAAAGCGACAAGCCAAGCACCTGATTGGTGAAGATGCGCAGGCAATCTTCTAGGTAATTGCGGTAACAGATATCAAAGGCGCTGTTGTACGCTTCAATCTCTTCAGCAGTGCCCGCAATGGTCGCATTAAACTGAGGTGGAGCAGGGAACTTGGGTGCCTTGCAGTTACGCTGTAACAGAGATTTAGGTGCTAAACCTTTGTATTCCTCATGCTTGTGAAGACGTTGAATCGCGTTGTGACAATGGCGTAAGTCCTTGACTGCAAATGTAAAACATAGGTAGTCAATATGAACAGACTGCTCATCGAATTTCTTAAGGATGTTACTCGCAGTAGTCATCGAAGCCCCCTAAATCAACGCGTTCTTGGTAAGTGGTGTTGGTGATAGATACCAACTCATAAGAGACAAATTCAGACGAAGCCCAAGATTCGAGATGAGACATAGACTTAAGTAAATCCCATTCTTCACAGCCTTTGACCAACACAGAAACCGTGTAGTCAGGAAGCAAGTCGTAATAGATGGTTTGGGCTTCGTTCATGGGTTATGCCTCTGAGTGAGACTCGGTTACGGCGTCACGTTTTACCGCAAGTTGCTCCTCAATCTCAAAGGCGCGAATAACCGCATCACTGACAGGCATTGAGAAAAGTTCACAGATTGATGCATAGGCATGCTGACAGGCTACAGATAGAAAAATTTGACGGTTGTCTACATCTCGAAGGACTACCCAAACTTCACCGTGTTGGTCAATTTCAACAACATGCTCAAGTTGACTCGGTAACACATACGTTTCTTGTGAGTAGTGAACACCGATATCACAAAATGAAATTCGGATTCTATAGGCGTTTTGATTACCAAAATGAGTAAGGCGAAGATTTCCGAAGTCTATAGAACGTATTGAAGGGTTATGAGGATTAACCTCGATTAAGCTAGAGAATTTTGACATAGAAACCACCTTGACTAGTTAAGAGTGACCACCAAGGCCAGACGAAAGCGTCAAGGGCAAACGCCCGAACCAAGGTAGTCATAAACTTTGAGTAACCAAATTTGGTTATTAGGCTAATCACCAATTTTGGTTAGCGCAAGTCACCAAAAATGGTGATTGATAAGCTAAACTGTGTGAAACGGAGGAAACGGCATGTACCAGAATCAACTATTAGATGCCTACAAAAAGGCTCAAAGTTACGTACAAGACAAACAAATTGCAGCGGATATGAATGTGCCGCCGCAAAGAATCAGTGATTTTCGCAAAGGAAAGCGCTATATGACTGATACACAAGCAATTTTTTTAGCAGAACAATCAGGTTTAGACCCTGAAATTGCTTTGTTGGGTTGTCACGCTGATCGCAACGAGAACCCACAGATAAAAGCAGTATGGGAAGGCATAGCAAAAAAGTATAACGGGCTTGGATTAACAGGAATTTCAATGGCTTGTGCAGGATTTGCCGTAGCGTTTTCAAGCCCAGTAGAATCCGCGATTCAGTGCGCATTATGTATATTATGTTAAATATAATATCCACGTACGCCAAATCTTCTCTGGATTGCTCTCCTATCCCTCTCAGATTTTAAAATACGGCGCTTTTTGATAGTGTCATTAAACATAACCGTTATTTACCATAAAATAGCTAATATGGATCTATCAATCTACGATTGCTCGCTCTGCTATTAGCTGTGTTTCTTTCAATAGCTGTTTTGTGTGTCGTGCTTTGCAGATGTTTATCTGGATTAAGTTCTGCAAGCTTGTCCAAACTGCAGATACAAAAAGAGCGTCATAGTCGACGCTCTTTAAAATCTTTTGCTCAGTTTGAATTAACCACCGGCTAATTTTACTGTCATGCCTTTCTTTTCAAGATGTGCTTTGATCTTGTCACGAGCATCACCTTGGATTTCGATGTTGCCATCTTTTACAGAGCCACCACAGCCGCAAACTTTCTTAAGTTCAGCTGCTAGCAATTTCAGTGGCGCGTCATCCAAATCCAAACCTGTCACAATGCAAACACCTTTGCCTTTACGGCCTTTGGTTTGTCGTTGAATACGAACAATGCCGTCGCCTTTAGGACGTTCGACTTTTTCTTCTTCTGGTTTGATGCGACCAGTCTCTGTTGAATATACGAGTGTCAT